TATTTTATTAAATAATTTTGTGCTTTTTCAACTATTAATTTTAAATCTTTTTTTATTTTAGCTTCAATAACTTTCTGAAAGAACTCATTTTTTGAAGTATGAAACTTTTCCTTATATTCTTTTTTTATTGGAAACATTTTTATAAAATGTAATCCATGGTGATAAGTTTCTTTTGTCGTACTATTTGGAGGTAAAGAATAAAATTCCCACTCTTTAGCACTTGGAGGAATATTAGACCTAAAAGGAATAGCAAAGTCTATATTTTTATCCTTATATTTTAACTTTAAAATTATAAGATAAGGTCTTTTTAAATCATCATTATGTAATAATTCACTATCATCACAAATTTGAAAAAATTTTTTCTTAATAGAAACAATTTCTATTTTTACCATTTTCCCTCCATAAAAAGTAAAAGACTGGAATAAACCAGTCTTCATACGAGTGAATGATATTCTTACCGTCATTCCCGATTTAAATATCCTTAACTAATAAGGCTTTCTTTGATATTATAATATCACTTCTATGCTTTTAAGTCAAGATAATTTTTATAAAAGGAAAAATACATAAAATGCTCTTTTTTAGGAATGAAATAATTCATTATACATACTTACATATTCCATAGAAACATTACCATATACTTTGTGATTGGTTTTTAAATATTGTTTTATCACTTCTACATATTGACGATTATCATAAAAAATTAAAAATATTGATTTTAAAATCTGATAATCTATTCCAATAGAATTAAAATCGCATTCTACATCAGAAAAAGTAAAATCTTCTTTAAAATTACATTTTTCAAAGTATTTATCCATTATAGAATAAATATCTTCTATTTTTTGCTTGTCCCATTGGCACTCTAAGGCTAATTTACTAATCCTATCCCCATAGACTACTACATCTATTAATAAGTCAATTTTTTCTTCTAAACTAACCATAAAAATCACACTCCTAAAAAAATAATTTTTATACACAAAGTGTAATATATTTATTTTATTTTGTCAAGAGTAAAACAAATATCATAAACTTTTATTCATTCTTTCAATTTCAAGATCCATTGTTGCTATCATAAATAACTTTTCTTCATATGATAAATTTAACAGGTATTTTATAGAAAAGCCTTTTAAAATATAAAAAGAGAGGAATGCCATATCGGTATCCTCTAATATTAGTTTTTTATATCTTCAATCTCTTCTTCTAAGACTTTACTAGCTTTATCAGATTCTTCACCTAATCCATAAAGATTTAAAATGAAGTTAGATAGCTTATTTATTTCTCCTAAATTTTCATCAAATACAGGTATTACAATTTCATAAGGTTGTGCTACTTCATAAGTTTTTTGCAATTCTTTATCATGTAAAATAGGACAATGTTTATAGATTAATTTACAGTTAGCATTGTAAGCTGCTTCTGTTGTTTTTTCTTGTGCACTATCCATAATTTTTATTACATCTCTTGCTCTATGTTTTACAACTTCTATTGTTCCACCTAATACTTCTGAATTAAATAGAACTACCTTCATTTTATCATTTTCTGATTGTTGTTTTTTTGCAATTAATATTTCCAAAGTTATATTTTTAGCCATTTTTATATCCTCCTTATATCATATCTATATATCTAAAATGTGAAAAACTAAAAGGAACTTCTTCCTCTCTTAAAGCTTTATTTTCAAATTTTAATGCCATTAATTCACTAATTGTTACACCTGTTAATTCAACTCTTTCTGCTCCATAAGCTGTTGGGTCATCTAGTTTTGCAACTATTTTAAAATCAGGCATATTACCATTTCTTATCCCATCAGCCAGTAACTTTCCAATAGTAGAGTCTATTTTATGAAGTGTCATAGTTCCCTCACCAGTAAAGCCCATATATCTTTTTGACTTTCCTAGTTCTCCCATTATGTCCACATCTTCATACTCTAACGTAACTTTAGCTTCAAAAGATTTTACAGAGCCTAATTCTTCTCCATCTAGCCATACAGCACCAAATGAACCTCTTAAAATTTTATTTTTATCCATTTTATTAGCCATCTACCTGTCCTCCTTTTAGAACATATTAATTGTAAACTTAAAGTCCTCAACAGCATTTAATATTTTTATATTTGCTTTCATAAATACCTTTTTCTTAAATGCAGTCTTTTTAACTTTTTCATCATCCCATTCTTCCACTTCTTTCTTACCTACTCCAAGCCAAGCTAATCTTTGTGCTACAACATCAACTTCTGAATAGTTATCATATTCTTTATCTAATATGTCCTCTCTTTCAAGTTCTTTGAAATAAGCATTAATAGCTGTGAAAAATAGCACTTGATTATCATATTTATTCTTATATTTACCTATCCATTTTTTGAATGTTGAGTAAATATCATCTCTCATTAAGTCCATAGATTCAATTATGATAATGTCTTTCATATCTTCAGTTTCATCTTGTGTAATTTCTTCTAAAGATGTACATGCTCTTGCAACTCTTATATCTCCTTCATCTTTATACAAACAGAAACCACCTTTATCAATAACATCATCTATTTCATCAAATATAGAAACTTCCTTTAAATTCCCACATAGAAAGCTAGTAGCTGATCTAGTCATTGGTAACCCTGCTAACATTCCTAGAATTGTTGGTACATATTGCCAACCTTCAACTTCTCCTCTATTATCTACAAATGTAACCTTGTCATTCATTAAGTTTACTATGCCTTTGTTATCTGGTTTAGTAGCCTTAAATACAACAGCTTTATAAGTTTTCCCTGCTTTTCTTACTGACTTTATCCAAGAAACAAGAGTTGCAGTATCTCCATCTTTCCCATCGTAAGCTAATCCTAACCAGTTAATTCTTTCTTGTGCAACTTTTTTTAATGTGTCAGATAATGTTCCATCTTTAACATTGAATACAACCACTTTATTTGGAGTGTATTCAAAGCTATCTTTAATCAATGGTAATATTTCAGCAGAATAATCATCACTTTTTATATCAGTAATATCTTTGTATACCTTTCTATCCCATTGTTTAGTAGATTCTTTTACTATTAATCCAACTATACCTAATTGACTTCTTTTAACAGCTGTAACTGCTAATTGCTTAAAAATAATTTCTATTTTAGGTAATCCCATATATTAACCTCCTATTTCTTATCAAAACGATACTCTAATTCTTCCATCATTTCGCCATCTATATCATTTTCTATCTCTTCCATACTTAAACTATCAAAACTTGCTATTAATACTCCATCTTCAGTTTCTTCAAATTCTATTTCATCAACAGGAATAGCAAAAGTTTCATTTACCCATAATGTACCTAAGAAAGCATTTTCAATTTCATCAGATATTTTTAATCTTTCTTCTCTTCCTTTACCAGGTAAAGTAGTAAAAAAATAAATTCTGATTGTAAAGTTTCTTTCCTTAAAAGTAGTCATAAAAGCACTTGTTTTAAGACCATCTAGCTCAGTCCTGAAACTAGGTCTGTTAAACTTTTCAGATAAATCTTTACTATCAATTTCTATTTTAGGAAATGTTTCTTTCAATTTTGTATTAACTGCTTTTAGTATCTGACTTAGTTTAATCATTAGAAACCTCCATTTTTAATAACTTCATCAATAAAGTTATCTGCAGCTTTTAAAAATTCATCTTGAAACTCTCTCTGTGAATCTTCTAAAATATGCTCTCCTTTTTTAAAACCATGTTCTTTACCAGTTTTATCTTTTATGATATGCCCATTCTCTATTAAATGAGCATGAGGCATTGAGTTATAAACTCTAACTGTATCTTCTTCACCTTTATATTTATAAACTTTCCCTCTTTTAAAACCTTTCAAATAGTTACCTTTTTTTACTTTTACCTTAGATTTTGCTTTCTTTTTAGCCTTAGCTTTTAACTTATTTCCTTGTTTTTGTAAGAATTTTTTAGCTTCTTTTGGGTATTTTTTAGCAAGTCTTAATACTTCTTTTCCAAGGTCTTCTAAATCATTTGTTGAAAAAACTCCCATTTTTACTCCTCTTTTCTTACACAAAAAACTTCTATGAACTGATTATCTTTAAAATCTCTGTTAAAATAGATAACTTCATACTTCAAGCCCTCATAAATAAAAAACCAGTCCTTTTTTATTCCAGGAACTGATTTTACTCTAAATATGAATTTGAATTGATGTTGATTTTCTTCTGTTCCAGCTTCTCCATTTTTTACACTAGAATTTAAAGGAACTATTTCACAGTATGCTTTTTTAAATAACTCTGGCTTTTTATCATTTTCTCCAAGTTCATTGGTTGTGTCTATCATGTGATATACATCAATAAAATGTCTTAATTTCTTAGTTATATCATTCAAAGTTATCACCTACTTGTAACTGAGTTAATAAACTTCTAGCTGTATAACTAAGGTCTTTACTTTCCTTTTGCTCTCTGTTATCATACCAATCTTGAACAAGTACACAAGCTAGAATTTTAGACCTTTTAATAAACTTTTCTTTTGTTGCTTTTTTATCAAAGTCATTTATTGCATCTCTAAGATAATCTATTGCTGCAATCATTAAAGATTGCAACAATGTATCATCTTCATTGTAATCAATTCTTAGATAATTTTTAGCTTCTTCTAAAGTTAAAATATCTGCCATATCAATCACCTATTAAGCAGTTTCTATTTCAAGATATTTCATTGCTTCTTTATCAACTTTTTTAGCATCAAATCTTTCTATTGCTCTAATATAAGTAGCATTCTTAGTAAATCCTGCCTCAGTTGATACTGCAAGTTCTAAACCTTCTCTATCAAAGAATGTTATAAACTCTTCCAAATCTCCAACAAATACTGGTGCTTTTGTTCCATTCATTTCTAATTGAACATCAGATAAGATAACTATTTCTCTTCCTTTAAATAGCTTTTTAGTTTCATCTTGTAAGCTATTACCTAAAAGAGGTCTACCTTGTTTATCTTTCACCTTATCCAAAACATCAAAATAAGTTTGGTTCACAAAAACTTTTGCATTTAATGATATTGATGGATCTAATTCTTTATTTAAAGCAGTTGTTATCGCATCATAATCAGTTGCTTGTACTGGTGTTAAAGTTTTTAATATTTCTATTATCTTTTTATTTTCTGTATTAATTGCTTTTTTGATAAATCTTCTTCCAATATAATCAGTTAAATTAGCTTGTTCATCAGCTAATAAAGTATTTGATATTGGGATAATATCTCCATAGTCAGCAACATTATATGTTACTTGTGCAAAATCAACATCTGATTTATTGATTTCATTCAATTCTTCAAATGCTATTAATTCCCCTGTGCTTCCTGTTTCAATAGGCATACTTCCCTTTAATGATGTAACAGGCAAAATATTACAATAACCTTTCAATGATACTAAATTTCTTCTTAACTCTTTTATTTGTTTAAATTGTTCAGTTGGTACTAAATAACCACCTTTCCCATCTGTTGCTTCTACTTGCCCTGGTGTTCCAGCTGAATTTAAAAATTGTTTTTCTTCTTCTGTTATAGATTTTCCTAATAGAACTCTATTATAAATTCTATTAACATTCATTTCTTCTTTTGTTCCTAATGGTACTTTATTACCTTTATTCATAACTGTTAAAGCCTCCTCTGTTTCTGCTTCTTTTATTTTATTTTCTAATTCTTTTAATCCATTTAATTTAGCATGTGCCTCTTCAATCTTTCCACTGTCCTTTAATGATTTAATTTCATTTCTAAGTGTTTCTAATTCCTTTTTTAATTCTACTGATTTTTTCATAATTAAATACCTCCTGTTAATAATGCAATCTCAATTTCTTTGTTCAATCTATCAAGTCTTGCTTGTTCTTTTTTATTTTTTTCTTCAACACTTTTTTTATTTAATAAACTTTCTGGAATATGTTTAAATTTATTTCTTGTTTCTATACAATTTAAAAATTCTACTTTTTCAGAAGTTTTTATATTAAATACTCCTGGAGCATCTTCCCCAGTAAACCATTTTTCTTCTTTCATAAAATCATATATTTGCTCTCTTGTTATACCTTCAAGAGCTTTTTCCATATAAGCATTAACAAGTCCTTCATCAAGTTTATTTAGAACTTCAATATACTTTTCTAATTCTCCTGCATTTCCTGAAACTCTTCCCCAAGCTCTATGTATCATTAAATACGCATTACTTGGTAAAATAATTTCATCACATCCAAAAGCAATTATAGATGCAGCACTTGCAGCTATTCCATCAATATAAGCTATTGTTTTACTTTTATGGTTTTTTATCATATTAGAAATTGCTATACCTGCATAAATATTCCCTCCAAAACTGTTTATATGAACATGAACCTCTTTATTTTCGGCTTCTTTTAAAGCATCTTTTATATCCAATGGATATATATTAGTATCTTTTATTCCCCATACTTCTTCCAAAAAACCATCATTTTCTGAATCACTTTCTATATCTCCATTGATATAAATTTCAGTAACTTCTGCCTGATTTTTTATTTCTAACCACTTATTTTTACTCACTTTTAGCACCTCCTTTTTCATAAGCTATTCCTAATTTTTCCAATGGCACATAACTTCCATTCATTACAATTACATCACCTCCATCTATTGCAGTAAGTCCTGCCTTTTTTCTAGCTTCAT